ATTTCAGTTCCACCATCAGTAGTACTTCCGGGTGTATTCGCAGCAAACGATAGAGTAGCAGCTGAGTGGTTCGCACCAGCAGGTTTGAATAGAGGTGGATTGATTGGAGCAGTTAGTGTATTGAATAGATTAACTCAGTCTGAAAAAGATGATTTATACGAAAACAAAGTAAACCCAATCGTTCAGTTCCCAGGACAAGGTATCGTAGTATTCGGTCAAAAAACTTTACAAGATAAACCATCTGCATTAGACAGAATCAATGTTAGAAGATTATTATTAACTGTAAGAAAGTATATCGCATCTACTTCAAGATATTTAGTATTCGAACAAAACACAGCAGAGACAAGAAACAGATTTTTAAATATTGTTAACCCTTATTTAGAATCAATCCAACAAAGACAAGGTTTGTACGCATTCCGTGTTGTAATGGACGATTCTAATAATACTCCAGATGTAATTGATAGAAACATTATGAAAGGTGCTATCTACTTACAACCAACTAAGACCGCTGAATTCATTCAAATTGATTTCAACATCTTACCAACTGGAGCAGCATTTAACGGATAATTTAGAAAACAGATATTTATATAAAAGAATTAAAAATAAAGTAAAATGCCAGAAATATTAGAGTTTGATAAGATGTTCTATAAGAATTTTGAACCAAAAATGGGTAACAGATTCATTATGGAAATCAATGGTATCGAATCGTACATCATCAAAACAGCAGCAAGACCAACTTTCACATCGGAGATAGTTGAATTAGACCATATCAATGTAAAAAGAAAGCTTAAAGGTAAATCAACATGGGATGATGTGAATATCACTCTTTATGACCCAATTGTACCATCAGGTGCACAGCAAGTTATGGAGTGGGTAAGACAATCACATGAGTCATTAACAGGTAGAGATGGATACTCTGCATTCTATAAGAAAGATATTACTTTCTATTTATTAGGCCCAGTAGGTGATAAGATTGAACAATGGACTTTAAAAGGAGCATTTATTAGTTCAGCAAACTTCGGTGAGTTGGATTGGGCTTCAAACGACCCGTTGTCAATTGAATTAACTTTGACTTATGACTACGCTATCTTAGAATTCTAATTTAGAGTAAAAATTATAAAAAGAAGGGGATGCAGAAATGTTATCTCCTTTTTTATTTTTTGAAAAGTGTATATATATTATTAAACACAAAGTTATATTATGAACGAAAATATCGAACAACAAGTTACAAGAGGATTAGGTGCACAAGCACAACAACAATACCAACAAGTAAGAAAAGACTATCCATTTCCAACGGAAGTTATTAGTCTACCATCAAAAGGATTAACATATCCTGAAGGTAATCCATTATCAAAAGGTGAACTTACAATTAAGTTAATGACTGCAAAAGAAGAAGATATTCTAACTTCTACAAACCTATTAAGAAAAGGCATTGTATTAGATAAGTTATTAGAATCAATTGTAGTTGAACCAGGTGTTCATATTAACGATTTATTGATTGGTGATAAAAATGCAATATTAATTTCAAGTAGAATATTAGCATATGGCCCAGAATACAATGTGACAATCACAGACCCAAATGAAAATGAGCCAGTTGATGTTGTAGTTGATATGACAAAATTGAAAATAAAAGAAATTGATGAAAGTCAACTAAATAGAAATAACGAATACGAATTTACACTTCCAAAAACGGGAATGAATATTAAATTTAAGTTATTATCACATATGGATGAACTTGCAATTCAAAAAGATATTGAAGCAAGTGAAAAGGCATTGAAACAAGGTAATGAAATAACAACTAGATTAAGAAGAGTTATAATTGAAGTAGAAGGAAATAGAGATTTAGGATATATAAGTAATTATGTTATAAATCAACTACAAGCTGCCGATTCAAGAGCACTTAGAAAACACATTCAAGCATTAACACCCGATATTGATTTATCGTTTGAGTACACATCCCCATTTACTGGAGAGAAGGAGGCTCTTAAAGTCCCAATCGGACTTGACTTTTTTTACCCTACCGACTAATTATTCCGTAACTTTACATCAACAAATATTTAGTTTAATTTATAATTCCAATGGTGGTTTTAATTGGAATGATGTATATTTTATGCCTATTAAATTAAGAGACTTTTATTGGAGAGAATTAGTAAAAGCAAAAGATGCAGAATCAGCCGTATACGATAAAGCAATAAAATCTAATACAAAAAACTCCAGTAAAGCATCTAGGAGATGATAAACTAATATAGTTTATATTTATTGTAAGAATAACCCAATGAATGGCAAAAAAACCCTATAAATACAAACCCGTAACTACGAATACCGATGACAACTCTATGGAGAGGAGTATAGCATACTTTAATAAAAATGTCACAAATTTTTCATCATCAACGGACAAACTTGTTAAAAGTATAGATACATTTACTAAATCGGTAGATGCATTTAAAAAATCAACCGAAGAAGATAAAAAAACAAAGGAAAAAGATAAAAAGGATAGGGATAAGGATAAAAAATCAGGGGGAAGCTCACCTGATGCGCCGGCAAGTAAAAACCAAGCTTGGGCTAAAAAAACTCAAAAAGGATTAGATAAATTTCAAACACAAGCTTCTAAATTAGGTATTGAACGATTACAAAAATTTACTGGTGATGTATTTGGAAAAAAAGCCTCTCAAACTATGACAAGGGGTATGGCTAAATTTGCAGGTGCTATCGGCCCTAAAGGTGGAGGTGGATTTGGTGCGGGTATGATGGGTAAAGCAATGGGTGGATTAGGTAGTATTGCGGGTGGTGTTTTAAGAGCAGCCGGCCCTATTGGAGCAATTGCAGGCGTTGCAAAAATGGCATTTGATTTTTGGGATAGTGGTGGTTTTGCAAAAATGAAAGTTGGACTTAAAATGTTGGGTGGTAATAAAATGAATAAGGCATCTGACTTAGAAGATGTTAAAAGTTCATTGGAAGGTACGGAACAAATGCGTAAACTTAATGCGGAATATAACTATGCAGTACCATTACAACTAAAACAACAGGCGGCAGATGATATGTTACAATACAATAAAGGTATTGAACAAGATTCATTAAATTATAGTCAAGGTTTAGTTAAAGATAAGTTAGAATACGAAATGGGGTTGAGGAAAGATGCCATGCAATTTCAATTCCAGCAAGCAATGGAAACATTGGATGCTGAAATGAGTAAAAGAAAAGATATTCAAGCATCCGGAATGTCATTTATAAATCAATATTCTACAATTTCAGAAAGAGCTCTTAGAGCAATTGGTTCTTCTACAAAAATGATTGTAGAAGGAATTTCTAAATTTCAACAAATTTTTGGTGGTAGTGTAAAAGAAAGTTTTGAATTATCAGAAAACGCACAAGGGTTAGCATATCATTTTGGAGTAGGTGCAGATGATGTTCAAAATATGACAAATCTTTTCCGTTTAATGGGAAAGACAACTGCAAAAACTGCACAAAATTTAATTAATGGTATTACTGCATTTGCAGATTTAAATAAATTATCACCACAGGCAATATTCGCACAAATCAAAGACGCGGGTGAAGATATATACAAATTTAGTAGTGGTACTGCAGAAAACTTTGTAAAGCAGGCAGGTTTACTTACTAAGATGAGTGTATCTATGTCTCAAATGATGAAGGCATCGGATTCAATGGTTCTTAACTATAAGGATAGTATTAAAGCTGAAATGAGTTTATCGGCTATGTTAGGTAAAAATGTAAACTTATCTGAAGTAAGAGCACGTTTAATGAGTGGAGACCAAGCAGGCGCAGCATCTGCATTAAAAACCGCATTGGGTGGAATTGATGTCGGCGCGATGAACGCATTTCAAAAACAAGCATTGACACAGGCAACAGGAATGGATATATCGGCTTTGATGGGATTACAACAAGGAAAAGGTGGAGGATTAAGTGGGGAATTAAAAGCTGAACAAAATAAAGGTAAAGCATTTGCAGATGGTGCATTAAATCAAGATATAGCAAATGCATCTGCTAAAATGAAATTAGAGCAAGAGCAAAGAGCTAAAATGTTGGCGTTTGAACAAAGACAGCGTTTAATTATGTTGACATTAGAACAGGCTCAAAGAATGGATGGTATTGCATTAGAACAAAAGTATAGAGCATTGATAGCCGCAAAGGGTTATGAAGATGCAAAGAATACTATGGCAATGGAGATGATAAAAGACCAGGCTTCAAAATTTAGTTCGAATATGACGGCAGGAACTGCAAGTGGATTGGATAGACAAGGTTTAAGTGACGCAGCCATAGGTGATTTTACCAAAACTATTAGTGGTGTTGATTCCGGACTTAGTACATTAATTAGTAGTGGCGCAGTCAAAGGTACGGATATGCGATTGGCTAATTATTTAAGTGCAAAGGATGATATTTTACAAACCGCAGGAGCAAAAGATAAAAAAGGAAATTTGGTAAATACTCCTGAAATGATTGCACAAAAATTGTCTGATGCAATGACAAAATCATTTGGTGGAGAAATAAAACAATACAATGAAGCGGTAACTAAAAAAACGAGTGAAACTAATGCACAAATTG